ACCTCTAACGCACCTTGTACCGCCTCCTGACCTTTAGAGATTAAATTATAAAGTTCACCTCTAGTGTATTCATAGTCTTTCTCTCTATCTTCTGTGACATCTTTAGTTTGATCCTTTCTGGTAGCACAACCATTCTCAGGAGTATTAGAGACATCGATGTCTAACATCTCTTCCATATTTTTTTCTAGTTTACTCATAGTATCTCAATTCCTTCATTGAAACCGAAGTCATCGGTAGAGATTACCAATGCATCATCTGCTGCATCGATCACACCATCTGCATTCTTATCTTCTTTAGCCTTAGGTGTATAAGATCTCTCAACATTTCTCTTGCTGACATTCTTATCACCAATAGTTTCAATAACACGTGCTTTACGAATAACATCTGCCTTGCTGTAAGGACCGTAGATGTAAGACTTAACAGTAAACTGTAACGTCCAAACTATACTTCTCCTATCTAAGAAACTATCATCCCAGTCATCTGCATAATCAACACTGTTAAGAATGCATGCTATATCACGTTTCTCATTCATATCTGGAATGAAGTTCAGTGTGATATTAAATGATGGTTGAAAATAGGGTAAGATCTGTTCTAATATTTGTAGAGCATCATCAGATGACTTAGCAATAATGCCAAGTTCAAATGACATGTCATAAGGTACTGGAACAAATTGTGTTTGAATTGCTTTGGCGTTCTCTGCATCACCAGCAGCAGGAATAGCAGCCTTAATCTTTTTGATGGCACTAGTCTTTCTAGTACTATCATATGTTACATTAGTTAATTCAAAATACAAACGTGGAAGTTTTATTGCTACCTTCTTCGTTACGTCTGGACTTTGATCTAATCTATAAAGAAATTTATTCTTAGGACCATATGCTAGAGGTACTTTCTCTGCTTCTATAACAGTACCTGCATTATCCTTTTTTACAATCTCTATGTTATTGAAAAGCGTACCGAAACCAATAACTGTTTTCCGTATCGCTTCATTATAAAAATGTGGTCCTAACATTAGAAGTCACCTGTTGTAAAATTACCAAACTCTCCAAAGGGGTTAACCTCACCCCAATCTATCAAATCATCAGCAGCATCTTCGATTGCTCTGTTATCTGCTGCTGCTGTTTCACCCATTGTCAAATTGTCAATGGTAGTGATACTTCTTGCTGTAGTACTAGTACCACCAGTAAGAGTCTCACCAGTTAAGAAGTTTCCTGTTCTATTTATGATGGTCAGTATATCGGTTGATCGATCCCAATATGCAACCTCACCTGTAACACCAGTAGTAGAACCAGTTACAGTCTCACTTAATGAATACTCACCTGTACCAGCAGTATCCATCTGTATAGAAATTGAAGTAGAATATACTTCTTCTACTACATCAACTTCTGGAATACCAGTTTCAAACTGGTCATCACCCATCTCGTAGATCTCAGCAGTCATCTGATAGATGTATGTCTGACCTAACTGATAGAAAGGTGCTTCTCTTTCTACAAATTTAATTTCATATAATGCTTTTGTTAGTGGATAGTAGATCAAATCTCCTTCATTAGGTCTACCATCTACAGTTGTAATATCTGCAAACTCTTGAAATATCTGACTCCATCTATTCTTTGATACAACAAAAGTAATTTCGTCTGTAATTCTTAAACCAAACTTACTAATGAATTCTGATGGTGATCCAAATCCTTCAACGTTAATTAAGAACATCTCAATCATGTACTGATTCTTGAATTCAGAATACAGAACATCATCAAGGGTTGTGTCCTTGATCATCTTACGAGGAAGATAGTAGCAGTCAGTACCAAATAATTTTATTTGCTCATCAACCAATGACTGAATAAGAGCTTGTTCAGTACCAACTCCACCATGTTGAGGGAAGTATATACTTTTCATCCTATCATATCCATAGGTGGTAGTTCATAGGTGCTTGAAGACATTTCCATTAGTCGTGCAATTTCATCGTTAGCATCATTGAACAACTCTCTACCATTGAGTTGTACACCACCTGGTAGATTTACACCTTGAAACTTAATTAAGTTTTGACCCCATTGTCTTTTAATTTTTGCAGTAGCATATTGTTTGACAAATGGATCGTTATAAGTCTGAGTAAATGTATCTGGTTCTAATGCTCTATAACATTGAATGATGAGATACAATTCTTCTGTCAACATAGTATCATCTATATCAAGATATAATCTATCTTGCCTTTGATTAAATCTAAACTCAACAAACGATCCATTGTTAAGTACCATATCAATAGTTTCTAACCATTGCTTAACCATAAAGTAGTTAAGCATATCAAGAGAACCAAAAGCATACAGGTCATTCAAGAAGATCTGATACTCAATACCAAATAAGTTGTTACGAATAGCATTACTTGCTAATCCAAATACTTTAGATATTCCCATCACATGTGGAGGGATATCAATATAGTTATCTGAGCGTTCCCACTCAGCACCGTTGATAATCTCTGTTGATTTTTGACTATCAAACCTTGTCACATCTGCTGCTGTGATCTTATGTTTTAGGTACATCAATTCCATACCATCATAATGACGCTCCCTGTAATATTGGAGAGCGTCATCTATAGCATCATCTACTTGATCATCATCAACATTGACTTCAAGTACAGGAGCACCTAATTGTCTTTTGCAGTAATCTGCTAATTCTGTTCTACTAGCTGGTTGTGCCATGCGACCTCCTATGCTTGTGCTTCACCCCATCTGAGGTTGATCGTGCTGTTGAATGCGTTACCTGATGTACAATAAACGTTGATCGCTAGAACGTCAGGTCCATTCGGGAATGTACCTCGACCACCAATAGGAGTATTAGTTAACTCTTTAAGTTCGGTCAAGTCAATACCATCCCTTTGTCCTGGTGCTGCCACGAAGGAGAAGATTCGTTCACCTGGCTGAGCATATGGAGGAACAATGAATGTATATGTTGTACTACCAGCAGTTCCTGGATACGTGTTCTGAGAGAAGACGATCCAGACTTGAGTACTAGTAGCATTTCTAATCTGTGATACAGTAGAACCACCAGGTAGTTGTCCACCAGTCGCCTGCATACCTACCTCAACTCCCTGAACATCAGTCTTGTTGAATCGAACCCACCTAGTCCAGAAGTTTCTAGTAGTAGCGTTGGTAGCAGTAATGTTAGAACCACCAGCACTCCAGTTAGCACTAGATCCAGATGCAATCTGAGCAAATGATGGTTGTCCACCTTCACCAGATGTATTCAAACCACCCCAAGTAATGTCAGCAGGGTTTGTTGGATAGTTAATCGGGTTTAGAATTCCTTCAACGATAACTCCCTGAGAAGAACTACCACCCTGTGTAGTAATTTCTACACTCTTCAGTAGCAACTGCGCCCTGTTGATTAGTTCTCTCTCACCCAAGTCACCAGTCAGTGCGTTAGACACACTAGGTGATAGACGGATTAGGAAGACCGTATACGGCGTAACTGAGATTTCAATCTCAGATTCCTGATAGTTGAAGAGGTATCCTCTATCTTCATCGAAGCCACCGTCTGTTAGATATGCAGAACCCCAGTGGTTAATCTGTGGTGTTGCAGTAGTGGTGAGTAGGATAACACCCTCGTTCTTAGTATAACTAGCTGCTGCACCAGCAGTGTATGTTCTGTTTGCTCCAGCAGTATAGTTGTTTAAGTTTGCTTCTCTTGTAAGACCAACAAGTCTATTAAGTGATGTATTTCTAGAAGAATAACGAATCAATTCGTTACCGACATAAACAACACCTGTTTCTGGGAATAGAGTTACATCTTGAATTGGAAGATACTCAACCATTGTATCTGCTACAGCAGTTGTCAACTTAGATCTTGGTCCTTCATTCAGAACCTCATACCTAACAGGTAAGTTACCTGAACGCATGAAAGCTTCTCTGTTTCTGTTGTTGTTCTTAAGTCTGTGTGCGAACACGAAGTTACCAGACGGACCTCTAAACATCCAGTCAATAAATCCTGCACCATACCATGTATACTGGAATCCGATCATCTGCATGGTGTTGATCTGTAGTTGATATCCTGATTTACCAGTACCATCACACTTGTCAATGTTCCACTGTGATTGTGGAATAATAATATCCTTAGTCAATGCTGCCTTTGTATTAACTGCACCAACCGCACCTCTATAGTCAGGGTTGACCGTTAATGCTGTATCACTAATAATAGAACTAACAACATGACTCATTCCACGAATAACCAATCTGTCACCAGTAGTTAACTGTTCAGTAAATTTGGTATTGTTTCCTTGTATAAGGTTACTATCTGGAGTAGCACTTACAGTACCAGCAATCTGGAATGTAGAAGATCTTAGACCAACAGATAGGTTAGTTCCATCATACTGGAAGAAGATACCATTCTGATCATCAAATGCACCAGATCTTACAGTAGAACCTTTCCACTTATACAAAGATATACTTGGTTGTTGACCGAATTCACCAGTAGTACCACCAAGTGTTTGTACTGCTAGAACTGTTAATGTAATTTCATTAACGATACTTGCAACAATATAATGACCATTATATCCAGAAGTTGTTATACCATTAAGAGCGATCTCAGCACCAACTTGTAGACCATGATCAACGTCATCAGTAGTTACAGTAATAATACTACCTACAGCAGTACCATCAGCAGTAACTGATCTCAAGTCATATGAAGGAGCGAATAAAGCACCAGTAGTATACTGAATACCTTTACCTGACTGGTATCTAATGTACTTCTTAGATTGACGAATCGCCTGAGCACCATGTGAAGGTGAACCTGTTCCTAGTTGCACACCACCGTCAAATGGTCTGTGTGTATAGAAACAGTCTGGTCTAGTATAGAGTTCACCAGCTAAAGTAACACCAGTATCAATAGTACCAGTTGATCTTGTAGTATAAACAAACTTGTCTAAACTTGGAACTTCTTCAATAAAGAATGGTCCTGAAGCAAGATCATGGTTATTACCATTAGAACTAATAGCAGCAAGAATTGTATTTCCTGGAACCAATCCATGATTACTAGAGAAGGTTGCACTAATTCTTGCAATAGCAGAGTAGGTTATATTGCTACCATTATTAATAGCAGCAGATGTAGTTGAAGATAAAGATACAGCTGGATAGAATGCAATACTCTCTCCTGATACTGGACTACCAGAAGCACTGATAGCAGTGATCTCTCCAGTTAAGTAATCGATGTTGGTGACAGTGATAGTCATATCGTTGACACCAGCAATACCACCAAGTTCTTGACCACCTATACTGAACTGATAACCAATCTGGTATCCACTACCACCATTGGCAATTTCAGGAGCATAGTTACCGCCAATAATCTTAGGTAAGAATGTTGCGTTAAATGCTGTGTTGTTTGCAGTAAGTGACTGGAATGTTGCATTACCATCTGCTGCTGTACCACCAATACTGAATGCAGTGATCTCACCAGATGCACCAACACTGGTTACAGTAACAGTCAAATCGTTAGTAGCAGTTTCACCACCTAAGATTCCACCATCAATAATAACAGTGTCATTTGGTTGGAAACTAGAACCTGGATTGGTTATAACAGCACTATATGTTGGAGTAGTTGTTGTGTTCTCGTTAGGAGTAAAGTTTGTTGTGGTTATTGTTTGACCATCAGCACTTCCACCACCACCTTCTGCTGTAGCAACACCTATTGTAAATTCTTGACCTGGTGTTTTTGCTGTGAGTGATAACTTAGCATAAGTTTCATCAGTTGGGTTAGCAGCAGCTGCAAATACAAATTGGCTTCCAGTTGTCAGATCATTAATGAGATTAATCAATCCATTTCTAACTTCTATAATACCATCACCAATCACAGCAGTATAAACAAGTGTTTGAACTGTACTTGTTGTTACATCTGTTATTGTAACTGAGAAAGTATCATCAGTTTCAATATCTCCACCAATTTCAACCCAATCTATCTGAGCAATCTTACTACCAGAACCTACTCTAGTAACATTGAACGATGCGTTAATACCTACACCAGTTCCAACAGCTCCAGATACGTTGGTGTATTCTTGAGTAGAGAATATACCTTGACCAATAGAAGTGAAGGTAAGAATCTCACCAGCAGCACCAACAGTATTAATAAAGATATTCAAATCGTTTGTTGGAGATTGTCCACCAAGAACGTTACCGTAAATAACAATCTTTTCACCAACTTCATATCCAGTACCAGCATAAGGAGTTCCTTCTGCTGCTGTACCACTAGGAGTAATAGTTTGAATCTGACCATTAACATCGACCGCATCGATTGTAATCGTCAAGTCGTTAGCTGGTGAAGTACCACCTAAGTTAGTACCTAAGATAACAATTGTTTCTGACTGAGAGTAGGTAGTACCAGTGTTAGATACAAATACATTCGAATAAGATGCTGAACCAGGTGTACCATCTCTTTCAATGTTAAAGGTAGCATTGCTTCCTAATCCAGAATATGTATCTCCTTGTACATCGTTATAATATACTGTCTGGTTAATATCTACACCGTTGTATGCACCAGAAGTTCTAGTAATATTAAATGTTGCTCCATTACCATTACCAAAGTTGACTGTACTTGGTGATGTCGGTGTGGAGATGAAACTGTTACCAGTTCTGTCTGCTGTATATGGTGCAGATAGAGATATAGTATTTGTTTCAATGTTTGTAACAAAGATTGTAGTTCCATTACCATTATCTAAAGCAGCACCGATATCGATTCCTGTTGTATCGTTAAGAACGATCTGAGAAACAGGTGCTGTAAATGATGTTGTAATATTAATAGATGTATTGGAAGCTACGTAACCAGTTACCTGTGTACCAGCTTGTAATCCAGATCCAGAAAGAGGAGCACCAATAGGAGGAGGAGATCCTGGAACAGTAATACCAATTCTTCCAGATCCAGCTGCTGTATTACCTCTAGTGGTTATCTGACCAGAAGCACCATTAGATTCTACTGCTAGAGTAGGGTTTCCTAATGAAGCACCAGTATAGAAACCTGCTTTTCTTAATTGTACAAATCCAGATAATAGACTGGTAGCAGGGGATGTACCTACTTTACCTTTTGCATAGAAGGTAAACTGTGACGGATCTGGTACAGTACTGATAATGAAAGAACCTTCTGCTTTAGCAAATCCTTCTACACCATCATTAACACCCTTAAGTGTAATAGGATCTCCAACAACAAATCCATGTTCCAACTCAGTATCTACTGTAATAAGAGAAGGACCTATGCCACCACTACCTTGTGAAGCATCTGTTGTGAGAGCAGAAACAGAAACATCAGCACCTGGATACTCGAAGGAAGATGGATATCCACGTACTAAGTCAATGGTCTGCCATTTAGTTGGCTGAATACCATACTCAAAGTCAGCATCAAGCATACTAAGAGGCTCAGCAAAACGCATACGTTCGATAGCGTCTGTACCGAAGTCGTATGGTCTCATCTTAACTTCATCACCTTCGATGAAGATCATCATCTCATCGGAAGATGAATACGTTGAAGTATCAAACAGGAATGTAATCGTAGTTACACCGTTTGATAACGTACTAGCGAAGGGGAAGTCTGGATCTTGTCCATCAGATGTCTCTGTGAATGCTGCCGATATCTGATTAACACTATCAGCAAAGTTGTACATTACAACGTTGGCAGTCGCATTGGTGATCAAGAGAATCTGATCAGCACTGACTTTATCCAGAACTTTTAATGTTCCAACACCAGAAAGACCAGGTGAAAAAACATAGTCTCTTATTTGCCTTTTAGCCATTTAAAATTTCCCTCGATCTTTTTATGAAAGCGCAATTGCTAATGCAGTTACTTGGGAGTCTACAGCACTCTTGGACATTGCATCTCCTGGCGCAGTAGCTCTACCTAGATTCGTTATTTTATTATTTAGAAGACTTAGATCAGCACCAACTCCAGTATTGACACCTAAAGTCCCTGCTACGATAGTGTTACCGTTAGCATCAACTGTAAACTTATTACTACCAACACCAAACGTAGTACCAGCAGCGACAGCAGCGTTAAATGCAGCACTCTCTCCTATGACAGCACCAGCAGCATCAACACTGAATGTGGGAGCAGTTAGATCAGCACCAGCTTTGATACCATTATTAACTCCAAGTTCCCCTTCCACAGTTGTGTTAGTACCCTTAAGAGTTGCGTCTCCCACAACTTCAAGATCTCCACCAACATCAACATTACCCTGTAGATCTGAATCTTGTACAACAGTGAAGTTACCGTTAACAGAGAAGTCAGTAGCAATGATGTTATACTTAAACTTACCATATACAGCAAAACTCAGACAGTTTGCATCCTCTGCCCATACTATGATTTGATCATCACCTGTTGCTTTTATGTCAGTTCTTTGATAGAATGTGCGTGGAAATAGTTTTGTGTTATAATTTAAGTAGTTAGATGTTGGTAAAGTAGCCTGTCCAGCCTCCAAGATTCCAATTCTGAATCTAGTTGGTTGTGAACTCTGGTTAGAGATGAAGATCGAAAGTTCTACATCCTCTCCAGTAGGTACTGTATACAAACTTGTATTCGTTTTGGCATTCGTGACCAATAAAGAATTTAAGAATCCAGAAGAAACTGGGTTATCTACTACCTCTCCATGCACCAAGAAGGACGTAGACTCGAAATCACTATATACAACTAGACTTTGCTCATTGGCATAGTACATAGTTTGTGTTTCGTATGTCTCTCCTGCTGCAATCTCTAAATCATATAAGATATAATTAGATGGAGCAAATGCTAACAATGCACCACTAGAAACCCCAACTCTGACTCGTACAGGATACGGACTCTGGTGTGCAATTGAAATCTTCGCTTCTACTAGCTTGCCAGCTGGAGCAACATGGAGAACTGTTCTGGTTTTAACCTGTGGAACAATTGCTGCTAGAGCACCATAAGTAGCCATAACTTTAGGGTTTATATTACAATCATGTTTATTTATAAGTTAGACTGAAATGAAAATTCTTACTGGATTTAATGGATTTATTGGAAAGAAGTTTGCCGATAAGCTTGGAAGAGACTATATCGGAATTGAACAGAAGAATTGTTTTCAGTTAATTGATAGTTTACCTATCTGGGATAAGGTCACAGAGATCATCCACATGGGAGCAATCTCCTCGACAACTGAAAACAACATCGCAGACCTCACAGTATATAACGTAGAGTTCACTCTTCGTCTGTTCAACAAAGCAATTGAATATGGTATCCCTGTCAAGTATGCTTCCTCCGCATCAGTATATGGAAACCAACCAGGTGAGATGAATCCATTAAACTTCTATGCAATTTCAAAATTGCAAGTTGATTACTGGGTTTATGACAATATTGAAAAATTTAAAAACATTCAAGGGTTTAGATTCTTTAATGTATATGGAGAAGGTGAAGAGCATAAAGGAAACCAACGTAGTCCTATTAGCAAATTTGTCTCCGAAGCAAAGATGTCAAAGAAAATTAAAATCTTCAAGAATTCTGAGAAGATGGTGAGAGACTTTATCTACGTAGATGATGTAGTGGATCTTGTTCTAAACAACAAGGGAGGATCAGGAATGTATGATGTTGGTACAGGACACCCACACTCCTTTAGAGATATTGCTGAAATTGTTTCAAAGAAATATGGTGCAAAGATAGAAGAGATTGATTTCCCAGAACATTTACAAGGAAAGTATCAATACTATACCTGTGCAGATATGAACTGGGTAGATGGTTATGAGTTTACTAATGTAGAGGAATATATCAATCGCCCCGAACCACCCGATACGAGTCTTCTTCAAAGTGCTCGGTAGAAAATTCGAATAGTTCTACGTCTGTGATGCCTTCCATCATATGTCTAAGACCAGGAGGTATGTAAAACTTATCTCCTGGTTTTAATATAATGGTGTCTGCATCAATGAAATCATCTCTATAACCATAGGTCATCTTTAATTCACCACTATGGACATAGAATGTTTCATCTTTAATTTTGTGATAATGGTATGAGCACTTCTTACCAGCATTAAAAAATAGAAGTTTTCCGCAATACTTTTCAGAATTGCAGATCCACTTCTCATATCCCCAACCTTTCTGTACAATTTTCATGCAAAGAAGTCCTCAGAATTAATACCTTTGTCATCAATGAAATAAGTTGCATGGAATTTACCCATGTGCAACTCATCAAACTTACAACCCCATGACTTAAGTTGATTATAGGTTAGGTCATAAAATGCTTCGTGTGCTTTAATCCCATCACCTTTAAATCTACCCATGCCTCTGGCAGTATAGAAAATAATACTATTACCTTCGTCGTATATTTTATTTAACTTCTCTATCCGATCCATCATTGGTTCGGATTTTTCGTACTGTCCTACAGGAGTATCACAGATAGTCCCATCAATATCAACTACGTATATCATCTATGTCATCTCCAGAAAGAACGTATGTACCATGATTTTGAACTGCTATAGCAGCAGCCTTATTAGCATAAGGAATTGCTTTTTCTATTTTACCATACTCTAAGTAAAAGTAAACCAAAGCACAAAGGAATGTATCTCCTGCACCTGCTACATCAAAACAAGGAACTGCTTCACCTGGATATATCTTTCCTTTATACTCAGCACCAGCAGAACCTTTAGTAACAATTTTATTTCTGTATATACCTTTTAACTTAGAATCTTCTAACTCATTGATCTTGATGAAGCATCCTTTCTTAGGAAGTTTATTTTTCTTACTGTCTATGAATACAGGACCATTGAATGCTTCTACCAATTCAAAGATCTTTTCTTCTGATAAAAATCCTTTGTCATAATCAGATATGATCATGGCATCAAATGGTTCACCAATAGGTTCTGTATGTGGTGTGCTAGTAGGATAAGTATCACCAGTTGGTAACTCCCATCCATAGTCAGCAACTTCATCATTTTCATCCAATCTCATTAGTTGTTGATTTGAACGTTCATCAACATACCTAGTCTTGACTGGTTTTAATTCATTGGTCATCAAATATACATTCACACCAAATGACAAGAGGTTTTGTCTTACGTTACTTGCCATTCCGTCTGCTGTTTCAGTACGAATGTATTCCATTACTGGTACAGGTGCTTCAGGACTTAACCTAGTACACCTACCATAAACATATTTGTCAATACATGTCTCGCCTATAACGATGACCTTGTATTGTTTTTGTTGTGGAATATTCTCCGATCCTATCGAAGAACTCAACTCTTTTTGCATACTCACGTCCTACTACGTCTCCGTTTTTCCAGTCGGAACCTACTACTAGTATATCAGGGTTTATGATTTTAATCAATTCTTCAAGCTCTTGTCTTGAATCGAACGTATGGATTACGTCCACTGCTTTCAAAGAACTCAGTTGATACTTTCTATCCTCTAATGGATAGATGGGTCTATCTGGTCCTTTGTCTTGCCTGACCTTTCTATCAGTATCGATACCCACTATAAGCATAGATCCTAAAGATCTAGCATAGTTTAGCAATTCAAAATGTCCTCTATGAAGAACATCAAAGCAACCATTAACCCAAATAATCATGTGTATTTTTTGTAAAGATTGCCATGCATTTGATTTGGATGCTGATTTTGTTTTAGATGTGGTGCATCAATATCAGCACAGAAGAAAGCAGTTACGATATGCTTTGAATCCATTGTAGATTTGTTACCTCTGTGTGGATATAACTGATTGCAGGGGAAGATTAAAAGTTTACCTTGTTCAGCTTCACATTTGTAATCTAGATCAGGAAACTCAGTTTCCCCACCACCTCTGACATTATCCAAGTAAATGATCATGGCATAGAGTCTTGATAATAATAGTGGATCCATTGGGGATATGTCAATATGATCCCTAAACCATCCATTATTTTTATCATAGCATCTAATAGAATGATCGTAAGATACTAGAGGTGCTCTCCAAAGAAGTTTGTCTTTAGCACCCCATTTATAGAAATGATTAATAGCACGATCAGTTTCAATTGCTAACTGACACCAAAAATCTTGTCCAACGATAGGAACTACTTGTCTACATTTTTTATGTACATGGTCAACTTCACCCATTCCAACACCACCTTCCTCATGGAATCTAGTATTAGTCCAGAACCAATCTTTCCATGCTTCACAATCTTCTGCTGGCAGAAAATTCTTTTCTTCGTATATAAGATCTGTTAATTTCATAGTAGTTGTTTTAGGTCTCTTTTAGATAATCTTTCTTCTGATCTTTCCACTGAATTTGGAATGAATAACAGTTCTGCTCTTTCTGGTAAGTAGAGATATTGAATCTCACTTTCTCGCATAGTTTTTAATGCATCGTCTATAGTTTCAACTATAGTATCTCCAGCTAGATTGAAAGATGTGTTAAACAATATAGGCACATCTGTTATGTGATAGAATGCCTCTATTAATTTATAGTAGTTTGGATTCTGTTCTTCTGATAAAGTTTGAATCCTACATGTATCATCAACATGAGTAATACAAGGTATCCTTTCAGGTTGTAATACATCTACTGCATACATCATATATGGTGATTCAGATAATCTATCCATATCAAACCATTCATGTGCATGGTCAGCAAGTACTGTTCCAGCAAAAGGTCTCCAGTGTTCTCTCTTCTTTACTGTATTGACTTTATCCTTTCCAGTAGGATCACGAGGATCATATAATATAGATCTGTTACCAAGAGCACGAGGACCATTCTCAGATCTACCTTGAGCAATAGCAACTATATGACCTTGACTAATTAAATCAGCAACACTTTCAGGAACAACCTCAGATACTTTAAACTCATCATCTTTTAACTGATAATCATATTCCAATGATTGTCCAAAGTATACATTGGTCAATGGTTTTATTTTTTTCTTTCTATATTGTTTGGGGCATTCTCTTGCATAGGTTATATACGCTGCACCCATAGAAGTACCACAGTCACTAGACATAGGTTCTACATATAGATTAATATCTTTAGGTAGTCTTTTTAATACTCTATAGTTACCAACACAATTTAAAGCACAACCACCAGTAAAGATAACATTAGAACATTTAGTTAATTCAACTGCTTTTAAAATATTTCTATAGATATATTCTTCAAAATCTTTTTGTAATTTATAACAAAGATCTGCATGACGTTGAAACTTATCTTGTTCATTCTTAGAATATGAAATGTAATCCCATGGCCGTACTCTTGCCATAACATTCTTATGCTCATTATAATCTGCTAGAGCAAATACTTCTGGGTTACCACCCATCTCAGAAAGTATAGGTTTAATTCTATCATTAGTATTTCCATAAGAGGAAAGACCCATTGTTTTACCACACTCTAAACTATCCCATCCTAAAAATTCTGTAATACCAGAATAAGCAAAACCTACACCAATACTTTTTGTGGGATGTACAAATGGTGGTGCTCCTTTGACAGTTTGATTATTATATCCAATAACTTTTTGATGTAAACATCTTGTAGCATTAGGATCTTGATTGAAATAAAAGATACTTTCATTCTCCTTACCCCAATCATAATCAGCACCTGCACCATCTATAACAAGAACAGCTGCATCATTAAATCCTGAATTATAAAACGCACATGAGGCATGTAGAGAATGGTGGTAGTCCTTTGCTTCTACATACCTCTTAACTTTAATCCCGATCTTTTTAATATATTTAAAGTATGGACCAAAATCATTCTTGGTATTGTACAAATGTGTGTAAGCACATAAGTCAATCTCCTTAGTGTATTTGGCTACTAGATCCAGAGCATGAAATACTTCTCTGTCATATTTGACATGTGTTAATCTCTCTTCTTGTATTGACAATACAACTTCATTGTCTTTCATGAGACAAATAGAAGCATCATGAGATCTATTAACACCAAGTATCCACATAATTAAGCAGGATTAAAATTAATATTTAAAACTATACGTTCAGTTGTGCTCTCTGGATAGCGAGAGGCATGATATCTTCGACCATCAAATAAGACTAATCTACCTTGTTTAGGTTTAACAGTCTTAGCAACAGTAAAGAGACTGGGGTCATACCCATTAATAAACCTCTTGACCTCAAGATCTAGAAATTCATTAAAGAAATGTGTTTCTCCATCACTATCATTAAGGTAATAAATTGCCGTGTATTTCAATCCATCACCTTGATAATCAACATGTGGAACATGATGAGGTTGTTTGTTCTTGTTCAATGTAAAGAGACCCAATCTTAATTGAACAAGATCCTTGATAGTCATGTTAATTTTTTCTTCCATCGAATACAGAAGAGGAACGAAGATATCATACCACTCAGAATCTTTTCCCTCTCTGCCCCAAAGGATGTGCATGAACCCAGTAAACGAAGAATCCTCCACATCAATCTTAGAATCATTAAGTTTATTCTGTTCCCAGTACCATAATGGTGATGTTATGTCACGATTAAAGTACCATGGAAACTTAGAATCCATGACTGTTTGCTTCAGATGCTCCTGATATCTAGGATTGATTACATCATCAATAACTAGTATATCTTCAAAGTGGTCAGTCATCAGACTTGTTAGGAACCTTGACTAACTTTTGAATTTCTGGGAGATACATATATTCGATCTCGCTTGTTTCTAATGTCTCTAACGCATCATGAATTGTTTCAACCAGAGGTTCACCTCCAAGATTGAAACTAGTGTTAAAGAGTATAGGTACACCTGTAATCTTATCGAAAGCATCAATAAGTTTATAGTAGTGATCATTCTGTTCCTCCGTCACAGTTTGAATACGACATGTTCCATCAACATGAATAACTGACGGAATCTTGTCTTCCACACCTTCATGACATCTAACTGCATACATCATGTGTGGAGTTTCTTCTCTTCCTTGAAGATCAAACCAATCATGAACATTCTCTTTCTTAATAGAACATGCAAATGGTCTAAACCACTCACGATGTTTAACACCATTAACAATATCCTTACCATCTTTAACAGTAGGATCAAAGAGAATAGATCTATTACCTAAAGCACGAGGACCACCTTCAGATCTTCCTTGGAAGATAGTTACAATATTACCTTCACGAATAAGTGCAGCAACATCATCATAGGTAGTATCTTTTACATCTAAACCAGCAATAGCTTCTTCATAAGTTGCAGGATCATACTGAGGACCATAGTAAACAGATGCTTGCTTTCTAGGTTCTTCATTATCAGTAAGTTGATGTAACTTATAAAGTGCTCCACCGATAGATGTACCACCATCATGTGAGATAGGTTCACAATAGATGTTTAGATCAGGGAAGCGTTCCCAATACTTATAGTTTGCAACACAGTTAAGACCATAACCACCACAAACTACAATATTCTTTTCACCAGTTAACTCAACTGCTTTCTCAATCAACTGACACATACGTTCAGAAGTTTCTTCTTGAATCTTATATGCCATATCCTTTTGGATATCTGTATGATCAAGTCTCTCACCCTTTTGATGATATTTCATATCCTCAGAAAGGATAGGGAATCTTGCTGCATTGATTTGAGCAGCATTAGGATATGTCGGTACAATTAGATCTCTATTACCCCAACCATCCCTAAAGAATGAAGGTAACTTATCATTTGGTTTACCATATGGAGCAAGACCCATAAGTTTACCTGCTTCAATAGCAGGGAACCCACAATACTGTGTTACTGCTTCATACATTTTAGTATGACCAGGATATTCAGTAATGAATGTATTAGGTTCTGGTTCATGGAAACCAATAGCAGCTTTAGTTCCTACATGCTTCCATACTTGCTCAAACTCTTCTGGATACTCTGCATGGAATATAGTTTCAAATTCATACAAGGTATCTGGAACCTCACTCATTTGTAAGAAACTTCCAGCACCATCAGCAATGACACAAGCAGCAGTTTCAAAACCAGAATTATAGAAACCACATGCAGCATGCATTTCATGGTGGTTTAAATCAATGTAAGTTGTTTCAAACGTAAATTTCTTACGAGCAATCTTCCTTACAAGACCCTCATACATATGTTCACCAGTCCAATCAAGATTAGGACCAGATCTATGTGTATGGCAAACAACTAAGTGATCAATATGATCAACATATTCAAATGCCTTGAGGATACCTAACATAGGAGATCCATCATACTTAAATCTACTAAGTCTTTCTTCTTCGAGATAGAAAACTATCTCACCGTCTACCATTAGACAGGTACTACCGTTGTGTCCACGTGCAACCGCTAAAATAATCATGTTACCTCACTTAGTTTTTATTACATCAGCAAACCCTGAAGGGGTCTTACTCAATGGTTTAATATCACATTGATCAGCCATCAATGCTGGAATCAGATTTGGATTGTTAGATTTCTTTGGTTCTTTTGAACCTAAAGATGGCATAGGCATCATCCCGTTAGCCTTCTGTTTCTTCATCTCTTCTTCCATCTGTAGAGTATAATCTACTTGTTGCTGCATCTCATCAGGAAGTCTGATAACTTTATCAGAAGCTTTATAATACTTCTTCATAAGTTTATCAACCTCTTGCATGATAACAGCTTCAACCTTATCATTCATCGCCATAATACGATCATTGACTCTGTTGGTGTATTCATCAATGGTGATACGAATGGGATCGTATACTCTTAAACCTTCACCCATATCAAGAACAGTGAACTTCTTATCATCTGGGTAACTAATGTTTTCTTTGAATGTAGATCCAACAACTACAACTGCTGGTTTATCAAATGCTTTCGCAATGTGTTGTCCAACAGAATCACAACCAACAAACAAATCAGCTGCTTTAATAGCACCAGCAAGTTCCCTTAAAGATCTACCTTGAGGATGAGATACAGTTTCTGTAAATCCTTCCTTCTCAAAATCAATTGTTAATTCTGATAGAAGAATAAGAGAATATTTCTTCTGTAACTTCTTCATGATACTGATTACATTATTAAATTCGAAACTTCTTCCAGAAGTATCCATAATAATATTACCAGCAGTCTGAACTCCTCTACCAAATGGTTGGAAGACTACAGTTTTCTTTTTCTTAGTTCTTTGTCTGACCTCTTCTACAATAAAGATTCCAGTTGTTTCTTCTTCTCTGGAAAGTTTAATTGTTGGTTTAGGCAACTCTCTTGGTTCAGACAAACCATTGATCTCAATATCAAATGCTTGAGAGAGGTTGCATTTTTGATTATAGTAATGCCAGATTCTATATGGTTCTGGTGTAACTATATCTGTGTGTTTAATCTTGTCTTCGAAAAGATCTTTATGCCAATGGTCGTAGCATTTCCTGTGTAGAGAAGGATGACCTTTAAAAAAATCTGTACCACCTTCACAGACAATTACAAAGTCTTCGTCTGGGTGTTCTTCTTGATATTTTTCGAAAGCAGGGATGGAGCAGAGTACACGTCCTGCACCACCATTTATAAAAAATGATTTGGGTCTCATAATATGTTTAATATAGAATGATATAGAAGATTTATTCAACTTCGCTACTATTTATACGCATAAAAAAGGACGGATATTACTCCGTCCTTCCGATCCATCTCGAACTTTTTTTAACCTCTCAGAACCTGTGGTTGTGCGTTCTCAATATTTGTAGGATCTGGAGTCTCTAGAGACTTGGTTAATCCTGTAGCAGCATCGATCAACTCATCGTAGTCAGTAACACGATAGTCATATCCATCGATCCAAGGAGTACGAGGATCATCAGGGAATGGAATCATGTGAGGTCCCCAACCATCAGCAGCAGGGAACTTAGTATAGAGTTGATTTAATTCTGCAATGAAAGATGTAAGAGCAGCTCTTTGCTGATCAGTAAGGTTACCCTGACCACCATTTTCAGTTGCTTCTGCATCTAAGACTGCTTGAGCATCATTCATTAATGTATCTCTTGCTGCTTGATGTTGCTCCATTGTGATCCAAGGCTTGAACCAAGGAAGAGGAGACTTCCAAGCACCTGCTGCTTGATCATACTCAATCTCGTCAGCTGCATAGGCATGGTCAGGTGAGATAGGGTCAGGACGCTCATAATAAACTGTGTCATCACCAGCAATTTTATATTCTTTCTGAGGATAACCAGCTGCTTTACCAGTATCTTTACCGAAGTAAATTGCACCGATGATTGCTTCCTCATCAGTAGGAGAGTTCATATCAATGAGAACTGCAATCTCATCTACTCCAGCACGAATGTTTGCATTCTCTGTATCTTCAGCAGATGGTTGTCTGTTGAATGCGATGCAAGACTGAGATGGAAGCAACTTACCACTTGCTTTATCGACAAACACAAACATCCAACGTGGACCTTCGTATGTCCAACTAGCAGTAAGACCTAGTGCATCCGTTTGCGCCAAGTAATCGTCTGGCACTTTATAAGTGAATGTTTTTGAAAAAGCCATAACCTTAGTTTACCTATACCTTGTTATTTATACAATTTGATTAGTTTTCGTCGTACTTGTAATTGATACGGATCATACCAGAAGTACCATTTTGACCGTAGCAGCATCCACCACCACAAGTCCATCCAGAAGGACCACCAACACCAGGAACAAAGTTGTGATCAGAGAATGATCCACCCCATCCTAATTGTGCAGTTGACCAATGAAGTAAGCAATAACCACATCCACTGTTTTCACATTGGATACCAGTCATCCATCCACCCTTACCGTTAACTAATCCAGCAGGATAAGGAACATGTTGCTTATTATAGCAATGCTGATTATAACAGAAGAGATAAGCAGCACCAGGAACACCATATGCTCCACCGTCTGCACCGTGATAAGTTGCACAGCAACCACCAGGACAACTACTTAAACACATACTATTCCATGTGCAGCAGCATTGGAAGCAGCAAGAGCATCCTCCTCCACCACCTCTAGCACAGAAGTTACTTAAGTTTGGTCCAGTAATGTAGGTTGAGTTACCTTGATTACCACACTGACTACCAGTTCTACCGCAACCAGGAGTACCAACGCAAAGATCGTAAACGCAATTTGCTAATACGTTCTTATCACATTGAATACGTTTCCAAGCATATGCACCAGCACCAGCAGGAATACCACGTGAGCAGCAGCATGAAGAACCACCGCCTCCACCAGCACCCCAGATCTCAAAGATAACATCACAAACCCCAGTTGGAACACACCATTGAGGATATCTATAGTAGTTGTAATTTGTAGAAAATTCACTACATGTAGATCCACAAGCACCAACAAAGTACTGAACACAATAACCTTCAGAAGGTAATTTTGCTAGTTTTGTTGTAGCGTCAGGAGCAGAAAGTCCTTCTAACGAATCTGACGTGACGAATCCTAATAGATCTCGTAAATTAGTGTTTGGCATTCTTAAGTTCCTCTATCCTCTTATTTAGTTAAAGTAGTACCAAGCGCAGTCTTCATTCGAAGTTTCTGACTTTAACCAGCAGGAGCAGTAAGTGATTCTAATTAGACCACCGCCTCCACGCCATCCGTAACAGCATCCACCGCCACAAGCAGTAGCAGAAGGTGAACCAACACCAGGAAGACCTGGACCACCGTTACAGTTAATGTTGTATGCCCAAGGAGTTGTACCTGTGCAATACATGTATTCATGGATGCATGCATTACCCTGATAGTTCTGAGTAATATGTCCACCCAAGTTGTTAATCAAACCAGCAGGATAAGGCATCATACCTTTAGCCCAACAGTTATTACCATCACAAGCATTGTACATAAATCCAGGTTTACCCTTGATCATGCAATCTCCACCGTAGGAACATGCACCATCACTATGGAGGTTCCATCCACCACATCCACCCCAAGAAACTTTATCTTGGCATCTATATGTTGAGTTCCAGAATGCCCAGCAGCATGTCTTACCAGGAAGTCCACCATCAGCACAGAGGTTACTTAAGTTGCAACCACCAACCCATGTCTTACATCCTCTAATACCACAGCAGCATCTAGAGCAACAAGTTGTTGATGCAACGCAAAGTTGATAACACCAACCACCTCGTATTTGGGGATACTCTAAAGTCTTACGTACATATCCACCAGCACCACCAGGAATACCCTGTTGACAGCAGCAAGCACCACCGCCTGAACCGCCACCACCCCACAACTCGAAGGTTGCTTGAGTAGTTCCACAAGGAACGCACCAATATTGAATACAATAGTTTCTGTAACTATTGTCACAGTTACCTTGTGTACAATAAGGGTGGAATAAGAACACCCTACCTTCGTGATTCCTTTCTAACGCAGTATTTTCTGCTACGGTTTGATCGATTGTTGAGGCAAACTCTCTGCCTAATAGTTCTCGTAAATTCATTGTACTCTTATATCTCCTATTAGGTCTTGCAGAATAATGTTACTCTCACGAGACCGTGAGCACCCTCAGAGGAGCAGCAGCAACCGCCACCAAACACCTGAGCAGATGTACCACCAGAACCAGGAACACCGTTTCTCCAACAGTCTCCTGATAGTCCACCATTGTTACCACTCATCCATAATGTTTGTCTTCTACCACAAGATGCCATATCAGGTTTTCTTGCAGCATTAACAACACCATAACGAGCACCAAACATAGGAGGGTTAGGATGATAATCCTTCTTCATGCACCAGTTACCGCAACCAGGGTTGCAATCATAATGAATGTATGGTGAAAGACCGTTCCAATACCACTTACCAGCTCTCTCACATGATTCCATGCAATCGCTGCTCTTAAGGTCATAATGCTCATACTGTCCTCTACAGCAAGCAGGACCACATTGATGTATCCTTGTCCTACAAGCGAAGTATGAATCAACCCAGTGACAACAGTTCCAACCGTGACAACCACCACAAGCACAGAAGTCACTTAATCCAGGACCACTAATGTATGACTTACATCCGTCAAAACCACCTCTAGATGGGTGACGACATGTACCACCTGCTACACAGATGTCATAACAGCATCCATCTAATTGGGAGACTCCTTGTACTTGAGCACAAACTGTACATGATTGATACTGTCCAGAGAACCCGTTCCAAGCAATTGAACAACAACATGTACCAGAGCCTCCTCCTCCACCGCCCCAGAGTTCGAACTTAACTTTACAAATGCAGCAGTTTGGAACGCACCATCTTATACGCTGCCAGTCATAGTTGTAAGAACTTCCGAACTCCCAACAGTGGTTGCCTCTGTAATATAATTGATGTTGCCCACCACCCATATAAGTCTGAATAGGGACTATATTGGCATCAGGTACATCTAATAAATCTCGTAAACTTGACATTTCGGCTACCCGTTATTTTTATTAGTTGGACAGTATGGACCATCCGTAAGCAGAGCCTGTATAGATCAGTTCAAGTGAAGCATTTTTAATGTCGAAATCTAAGTTTTCTGCTAAGTTAGCAATTTTGTGACCATTGCGATCAACTGTTACTTTATTAGTGTCACAATTTCCAGCAGCATCAATTAAATTGATACGATCACCAATCTTACCATTTGCAGGTAAAGTAATTGTGAATGCTGATCCTGTTGTGTCAAGTAATAATATTTGTCCAGCTAAAACTGAATGAGCAGATGTAACTGCTACAGTTTCTCTTGTGTCAGATACTGGTGTAAGGTTGCGTCCCATTTTTCTAATATCTCCGTGTGTTTCTATTTATTAATTAGGAAGTTGTTTCTTCAACACCGTAAGCAGAGATACTCACGCCAGTTGTGTCTGAGAAAGCAACAAGTTTCTTACCCGTTTGCATGGCGAATCCCGTTCTTTCAAGAACTCCATATCCTCCAATCTCAGCATTGTACTCAACATACTCAGCAGCAGTTGGTGTATCAGCAGCCGCAATAGCGACTCTTACATCAACTGGGGTTGCATTAGTATTAACAATGTTGAAATTACAATATGCTACTGTACTTGCTGGTACAGTATATATTGTTGTTAATGTGTTTGCGGCTAGGGATGCTTGAGTCCCCAAAATTCCAGAAGCCATTTATCTATTCTCCGTGTAGCAGATGTAGTGGTTATATGATATTTATAAAGTGGGGGATCAAACAGACCCTGCCCAGAAGACGTATCCTTTAGTCGTACGTGTTGTATCGACGTAAGTCTTAACAGCACGTTGTGTAGGAACTTTTTGGTTTGAGTTAGCAGAAAGTGTAACGTCAGAAGAGAATTCTGTGATACTTTCACCCAACTGAGCACCGATAGAACCCAATCTCAAGGATGACAGACCAGATAGGTCAAAGGATGATGCGTTCAATGTAGTTGAACCAGTTGCCTGGTTGACCTTGAAGTAACGTCCAACAGTGAAGTTACCATCTTGGTCTGTTGATACAAAGAATACACGTCCTGGGAAGTCCTCAGTAACTTCATTACCTGGTGCTGGATCCACTAATGGATCTCCAGGCCAGTTAGTTTGTATTTTGTTTCCTGTACCTAAGTCTAGGAAGTCATGACCAGTTAGACGAACCTGACTGTAACCATATCTGATCTTATAGTCCTGTCCATCAAAGGTTCTTGTAGGTTTCTCAGCAGCAAGAACAATTAGTGCAGTACCAGTTGTATCTGTCTGTGAGTTTGTCACCTGCATGAACTCATTATCAATCTTGATGTAGTCGTTGATATTGAAACCAGAAGCATCAGTGATACGGATATCTGTCTGAGAGTTATTAATATCTCTCAAGGTATCTGTCTGATCGACAACTTTAATTTCAATAGCACGAACTGAATCGCCACTGGTATGAGCAGTAGCATTAGTTCCTTCAACTCCACGAGTAACATCCATAGATGTTGCTGTTGGGAATGAAGTGATTGACATCATTTCATCATTGATAATACAATATGCTCCGATTGAGAATCCACTAATTGTATTAACATAGATTGTTGTGTCTGAAGCACTGTTAACAGCAGAACTCAAGTTAGTAGCACCACCGTACTGATATCTGGTAATTAATTCCAAACCATCATGTGCAGCAGCTGCACTACCTAGAAGTCCTCTAGTAGCAGTCAAGTTACCTCTTCCAGCAGGAGCAGTGTAAGAAGAGTTAGCAATAACGAATGTAAATGGTTCTTCACCAAGTCCACCAGCACCAGTAACGAATTCAACTGAACCACCTGGAACAGGAGCAGATCCTCTACCAGTTATGGCAAGTACGAATCCATTCTGTCCACCGACAGCATCAGCATTGTTAACTAGGTTACCTTGAACTCCAGAAGTTTGACCATCAATAACTTCGTTTTGTACGAATGTTCCTTTGAAAGGTCTATAAAGAATCTTAGAAACACCTGCTTGTACTGAGATGATTTCTCCCACAGCACCAGATGTTAATCCGATAACTCTTTCACCTGTCAACCAAATACCATCGGTTGCACCAGGAACGATTGTTGATTCATCATATTCAAGTGATAAACCATCGATCTTACCATCGAGAGTTGTTTCATTAGTATCGAATCCAGAAGAAACAATACCGTATGTACCCCAAGAACTGTTACCAGCAAGAGATCTGATTCTTCCACCTCTGGTAGAAGCATAAGAAACATGACAGTAGTAAGTGAAGCAAGATACAATTTCAGCACCTGCCTTGTTAGTACACCAGAAACCAACTCCACCATCTTCGTGGATTTGTGTCCAAGAGTCAAACACCATTGTTTTGTTTGATCTATTATCAAACGTAACAGCATTTGCAGAAGCACTTACAAATGTATGTGCATACTGATCAGCAGGAGCAGCAATACCTACGTTAACTGTAATAGTTGTTGCATCTGCTGCGGTGATTAGAAGTTCCTTACCAAATGCAGGGTCAGTTGTACGTGGATATGCATGGTTAGATGCACCACCGTTCTTAGTACAATTGAATGTAATAGATGCTTGTGCTAACTGAATACTAGATCCAGTAGTAAGTCCATGACCTGAACCAAGAGTAAGAGTTAAATCACCAGTCGAAGGATTGTAAGTAGCACCAGTTGGTGTAAACTGTGCGGTATTATCCCACTTAGCGTGAACGTCACCATCAATAACAGCACCAACACCTGTTGCACCGAAGCAAGAACAGTTAGAGACATAAGGTGATCTCTTAATTGGTGAGTTAGGATCTAGACGTACATAAACACCACCAATTGTAGCAGTGTTAAGATCTTTAGGATCAGACAAAGAAGGAACGAATCCAACCATTCCGTCCATAACCATGTCCTTAAGCATAGTGGTGCTTCCTAGCATCCACATAGTTAAGTTTTCGTTGTTGATAGGTGTTACACTACTGATAGCGATATCTGTAGCACCTGCTTCATATGTGTCTGAAGTTGTCCAGAGGTTAGCATTAGCTTCTCTAGTTACACTTCCAAGTCCTGAAGATAATCCAGTTGTTGCAACTGTAACTAATGTGTTAATAGCAGCATCTTGAACAACACAGGTTGCCTGTCCATAATTATTGATATCTGTAATAGTCTCGTTCTTAACCTGACCTAATCCATGTGTACCTTGTACAGTAATGGTTGTATTGTTAATTACATCTTGAGCAAGAGGAGTAAAGTATCCTAAGACAGAAACAACTTCTGCTTCGTTACCATTCCAGTAGTTAGTAGTAATCCAATCATCAACTGTATCATAAACACGGTCGTTACCACCATAACCTAAGTTAGCAGTGATATCCTGAACAAGAGTAGCAAGTTTGCTCTCAAATACAGAAGCATCTCCACCAGGAGGGTTAGTAATAGTAACACCACCAGCAGCAGCTTGTGCAATAGTTTCTTTGACAAGGAACTGTGTGTTAGATGTTAATAAGTTATATGCGTCACCAGTTTTGTTATTAACAAATCCATCGGTCTGAACATAAATGTCAGAACCACCTTCTCTAACGTCAATAACTTCACCAGTCTTACTTCCATCACCAGATGTGATACTAGAACCAAGAACTCTATACTGAGCATCAGGTACTTGTGCAAGAGTAAGTTTAACAACACTTGAAGGTTCACCAGCTCTTGCTTGAATCCTTGAGGTTCTTAGGTTATCACCAACGATACCTACACCTTCAGGAACCCTCATTGGAAGGATTTCGTTATATGTACCTGCTTTAACGTAAATTGTTGCAGGACCAGTTACATTATCTACAGCGTGACGAACTGTTTTCCATGCTGCTGTAATACTATTACCAGCATTAAGGTCAGAACCTTCTGGAGTAACATAATAAACTTTATGTGTAACGTGACTCTCTTTCCATGATGGATATCCTGTTGAGTCAACAGTTAAAACTTTATTCTCTGTACCAATAGGCAATCTAGCAGGACCAGCACCACCTTGATAAAGAACGTCACCAGATGTTGTTAGAACGTTTGCTGATGCTCCTTCTGCTAATGAATTCCAATATGTACCATTAGTATCTGTTTCTGGAGCCTGTGCAGAGTTTTCTGTAACACAAATATGTGAGTTACTATTTCTAGTAACAGCATCACCTGGATAATAAGTTGTACCTACATCCCAAGTACCTCTCCATGTGAATCCTCCAACAATGAAATCCCAATCACTTGGATTACTGGAAGGAGAACTATTAATGTTTGTTGTTTTAGCAACGTAAGAGTTACCACCTAAGAGAACAACATCACCTGGAGCATATGTTGTAGTAGAATTCCAGTTACCAACAACCTTGAAACCTGTGGTTAGGATATCCCACTGGACACCGATACCGTTATTTGGCTGAATAGCGGTACTAGTTTGAAGAGCGATGTATGAATAACCACCGTATGTTACGATGTCACCTTTCTGATACTCTGTGGCAGAATCCCAAGTATCTTCAAACTTAAGACCATCCAAGTAGGCAGAGAACTTAGCAGGATCGAAAGTTGCCGTTGATGTGTGAGGAGTAGTAGTTCGATAAAGAACGTTACCGTATTTTACGATATCATTGTTTTTATAGAACGTAGTAGCAGCCCATTCACCAGCATTGTAAATCCCTTCGGTGTGAAGCGACCAACTTCCAGCGTCAGTTCCGTACCATTGAGATGCCGTCGAAACCGATGTGTGGTTTACGGTAGCAACATAAGTGTTAGCACCAAATTTAACAATGTCATCGATGACATAAGCAGTGTTAGCTGCCCAGTCACCTCGCCAGTTAAATTTTAGTCTTCCAAGTCTAAAATCTGCCATTTGTTTTTCCTTTACTTAGGTCCCTCGGTTGTATAATCGTAAGTTTCATTAAAACGAACAGTAAAATATCCGTTATCATCTATAAAGTAGGTTACTTTTCTACTGTCAAATCTGTATTGTTGATATTGATCTTGTGGATGATTCACATATGATTTAGATTCTGTAGTTTCTTCTACGTAATCTGTCATTCCAGTTGCAATATCTAGGTACGGAGTACCGTCTTTACGATGGAAAGTTACTACATCGTCATCAATACTTCTGATTTTAGTGTAGTTAAGCATGCCATCAGCATCTCTGCTTAAAGCATGTATGGTGAAATCGTTTCCAAGATCATAGTTGTTGCTGGCAAAACCGCCACCACCACCGCCAGTGCTAGTGCCACCGCCTCTAAAACTATCGCTAATGTACATTGTCATGTGACAATAACCCTCCAGTAAACTCCTTCCCAAATAAGTTGAACACCTGCGCCTTTAACGTCAAATACCAGTGGCGATGAAATTACACCAAACGTATTTTGAAATTGTCGTCCGATAGGGTCCGTCAGAGTAACATTATTTATATCCCAACTAAACTTTACATCAATAAACTCAATTACGTCTCCAGACTTAGGGACTAATTGATTATTGTAAAGTGGAAGTGTTAACGAGAGAGGACCGTTAGATGAATCAACGAGATAACGAAGGCTTGTTCCTAGAGTTTGATTAGAATTAATATATTCCCATCGTGCTCTAAAAACGTCAAATCCACCAGTGGTGGTTCCGTCATGAATGACGGCCATATTTTTATCAGTATCAATCGTCAGTTCACCTTGCGCACCAGTAAAAAGTGCATGTTCAGCTGTAGTACCTCTTCGGAATTGAACCTGAGTTGTCATCAGTGATTATTCGATACCAAGTATATTTATGAGATATTTATATTAGATGATCCAACCATAAGATCTTGGTGGTGCAACTTGTATGCGTCTTGTGTCAGCATCACCAACGTGTAGAATAATTCCACCTTCGGATACAAATCTCTGATAAGGTGCAATAACTGTAGTTGAAACGTCAATCTCAATTGGGCAGTGTCCGTCGTAACTGAAGACACGGAGGACTTCTGCACTTGAGAGAGAAGGTATGTTGCCTGAACCAACAAATGCCTTGACAATAAGAGGAACATTGTCCTCTTCGAAGACATCGATTCTTCCTGTACCCTCTTCGATTCTTGTGATACTGGAAGCAGATTCTCCATAAATTTGTGCGGAACCTTCTCCAACATATCCTTTCCTTGTGAAGGATTCTGCACCTGATCCTCTGACCTCGACAGTAACATCTGTAAGAATGTTTCTTGTAACTGCCTGTCTTGCAACACCCAAGAAGTCGAAGATTGCAACATTCTCGACTGCAATTGCTCTGGATTCGGATGCATTGTTCCATGTGAAGAATGATCCAGTTCCAACTGTGACTCTTGTTCTTGGAGTATCCGCAGCACCAAATACATGTACAACTCCATAGAGTTCTGGAGAGAATGTAATTGTTTCTGCTGCACCAGAGAAGTTGTATAGATTTCCAAATCCTGAGTATGCTTCTGTATGTTTCTCGTCTGCAACACCAGAAATAGTAAGATTGACTTGAGAAGTCCAGTCAAATGTGCGACGTTCAATACTAGTGACGAAGTTGAATAGATTTCCGAATCCAACTTCTGCGTATGTTGTTGCTTCCTCTGCACGACCCTTGAATGTAAAGAGTCCTGTTGCTTCTGGTACAACTCCAACACTTTCCGAAGCACCAGAGAATGCAAAGAGTGTACCAAATACAATCTCTCTTCTGACAACAACCTGACTTGAAACACCACCAATAGAGAATAGTGCGGTAGTCTCGTCTGGGTTGACAGTGAAACTCTCTGAAGCACCACTGATGTTGAAGATACGTCCTTCTCCAACAAAGTCCTTTGCAATACGTTCGGATGTATCGACATCGACGTAGATAGTACCAGAACCAATATTGTTTGGTGTAAATCTCTCGAATGCCTCTCCAGTAATATCGAGTGGTACTGGTACTTCGTCTGGACTCCATACAACATTTTCTGTTGCCCTTGTGCCACCAATAGAGAATAGTAACTGTCTCTCTTCTGGATTGAAGGTAACACTTTCGGATGCACCACTGATATTGAAGATGCGTCCTTCTCCAATAAAGATTTTGGTACGAGAGAATGTTGAAGTAACATCGATTGTTGTAGTACCAGAACCAATCCAGTTTGGAATGTACTTGACACTTGCTGTACCACGTACTTTGGATTCGATGGTGAATCTTTCGCTGAAGGTTTGTTTGAATGAACCAAACCCTTTGAACACCATGTCTGCCTGGAATTCTGGCAGAACGAATGTAACAGACTCTGATGCACCACTGATACTGAAGATTCGACCTTCGCCAACCCAAACCTTCGTCTTGGATGAAGTACCAGCACCATAGATATCGACTTCGATTCTTGGTTGCTCTGCAAATGTGAGGATTGGTTCTGTAACTTCTCCAAAGATTTGAAGATTTGCTTGACCAATCTCTCTGTATGTGGCACTGATACCTGCTTTCTCTGGACGGAATGCAATATCTGCTTGGAATGCAGGTATCTTGATTGTAATAGCTTCGTCTGCTGCTCCAATAGAGAACAGTCCACCTTCTCCAAAGTGAATATCGACGTTGACAACAATCGCATCTCCACTGAGATAGATGTCTCCAAGTGGTTGTTCTGCGAATGTAAGTAGTGGATCCGCAATCTCTCCAAAGACTGTGAACGAACCAAATCCAATATTGCCACCAAAGGTGAAGCTCTGAGTGACAGCACCCTTGAGAACTGCGTCTGCTGTAAACTCTGGAAGTTTGAGAGTAAAGGATTCTGCTGCACCACCAACAGAGAAGACCTGACCATCTCCTGTGTAAGCGTGTGTCCTGAGAATATCTGCTTGACCGTATACTTCTGTACGACCAAATGGTTGCTCTGCGAATGTAAGTATTGCAGGACTTGCTGTTCCACGTACTTCTGTGTGAACCAGACCAGCAATAGCAATTGCACGACTCTCGTCGAGACGACCTGTAAAGTCGAATAGTGCTCCAAGTTCGAGTGGGTTGAATGTAACCGCTTCGACTGCACCACTGAAGTTGAAGATTCGACCTTCGCCAGTCCAATGCTTCGTAATAAGTGGTACGACAGAAACGTTGAATATCTCTGTATGAGATTGACCAACCCAATCGTCTGTCTGTCTTTCGATTGCAGTACCAGAAAGATCGATATCGACAGTAAACTGTTCTGAAGCAGTAAACTTCTGACTTGCAAGTCCACCAAATGTAAGATCTGCTTGGAATGCAGGTATGTCGATTGTAATCGCTTCTGCACTCTGACCAATAGTGAATAGGTTTCCAGATCCATGGAAGTGGAGACTGAAACTTTCGGCCGCAGTACCAGAAACATCTGTAACAACGAATCTGAATACGTCTGATACAACTGCCTCTTGACAAGTACCAGATAGTTCCATATGAGCAGAACCAACTTCTGCTGTGATGAACTTGAGATCTGTGTAACCACCAGCAAACTTGAATAATGGTGGTGTTGTTGGAGGAATAACAACAGTACATTCTGCTGCACCACTCCAAGTCCAAAGTGTTGGATCGTTGGTAACCCACTGAGGTGGTACACGAACTTCTCCTTCGGCACGAATCTTGATCGCATGATCCCATTCGGTAGCATCCGATATAAAGATCTTGGTCTGAGAATCGTGTGCAAGAGAAGTAAAGCTGACAAGTTTTCCAAATGGGTATTCGGAAACTTTTGTACGGATGGAACTGATGACAGAAGTAAATCCGTAATCCTCTCTTACCGTTGCACCAGGATCTGTAATCGATCCACAATCGTGGATTGTTGTTGCTCCACCTGAGAGCCAAGGATCGATTTCGTATGTCTGACCAAGAGGTATGGTTGCAACAACACCATTGAGACCAATTCTGATAATAGAAGTTGGTGATGTACCAGAGATATTCTGACTTGGTGTGATCTCGGTAATAGTACCGACACCAGGTAGACTTGCATAATCTCTGTACTCGTATAGATTCGTGGAAGAATCGTTGTAAGAGTAAGTTCTTCTCTTCTCTGTACTGATAAGAGTAGGTAGAACACCTGTACCTTCGTAAGCAAAGGATCTAAGTACAGGTTCTGCCGTTCCATCAGAAGCCCAAAGAGTACCAAAGGCATTCCAGTTAGGTGCGAATCTAACGTCAGCAACACCTCTAATTGGGAATAGAGCCTGTTTCTCATCTGGATTGAAGGATACAGATTCAACTGCTCCACCAATCTTGTAAATCTGACCTTCACCAACGTAGTCAAATACACGTGAAGCTTCAGCATATACAATACTAAAGGCACGACCTTCACCGATGTATGGTCTAGTAACACTATAGGTTGCCTCACCAGTAACATCAATTGGAATAAATCCATTCCACTGTGGGTTGATACGTACCCAAGTCTCGGAACGAATCTTGATCGCTGCATCGAATGTAATCTCTGCAACAAATCCTTTGGTTTGTGATGTATGTGTATTGCCAGTATAAAGGAATCCACCAAAAGGATACTGCCATACTGTCTGAGAAATATATCCCCAATCAATATTTCCAGAGTAACCTTCAGCAACACTACCGTAATCAAAGGTAGAACCTGGTGTGTAATTAGATACAAGAGATACAGTGTATTCTGGATCTACTACCGCAACAACACCAACGTTGATTCTGACAACGGATCCTGTAGATGTACCTGAGAGGATCGTATTTGTAGTGATCTCCTCGATAGTAGCAGTTCCTGGTAACGGACCGAAGTCTGTATAACCAAATGGAACGATAGAACTATCGTTGTAATCCCATGTAACTCTCTCGTGGTATGCATCTCCAGTAAATACAGGAATGACACCAAATGGTTGCTCACCAAATGTTCTCTTGACATTAGTGACTTCACCTGTGACAGGTATAGTACCAGAACCTCTCCAGTTAGGTACAAAGTTAACCTTGACGTTAGATTGTAGTGGAGCAATACCACCAGTACCAACGTAATCTGTGGTAACTCTCTCTTCACCACCACCAATTTTGTATAGGTTACCAGTACCCTCATAAGAGAATACAAATGCCTCGTCTGCTCTGGAGAAGTTGAACAGTACACCAGATCCAATTTCATTAGCAGTGATTCTCTCTGTGAGAACACCACGAACCATACTCCTGACGAATCCATTCCATCTAGGTTTGGTTCTTCCTCTACCTTCACCCTGTACCTTGATTTCACCACGACCAATCCAATTAGGTACGTAGTTTTGTTTAGCAGTACCCTTAAGTTGACCGATACCGTATGGGAACAGAGTACCAGTGATACTAAGATAACCCCAGTCAAGGTTGGTTGTCTTACCAACAGATACTGGAGCATGTTCAATCGCAGTGGTATATGTACCAGAATGCGGTGCAACCTTAAATCCACCTGGATCTACAGTTGCAGTTATTGTAGGATTAACTTGTACAACAGAACCAGTACTTATACCTGACAGTACTTGGTTTGTAGTAATGATTTGATAGGACTGTATCGGAATCGTTCCGTAGTCCTCATATTCGAATGGAACAACAGCAGAACTATTATATGCGTATGTTCTTCTGTTATCTTCGCTATTAATATTAGGTAGAGTACCTGAACCCTCAAATCCAAATGTACGCTTAACTTCTGAGACTTCTCCAGATATCTGGGCTGTACCTGATCCCACCCAGTTAGGTCTAAAGGAAACCCCTGCGTTACTTCTGAATCTGAATAGTCCTTTGGACTCAATAGCAATACTTCTAGTAACTGTACCAGAACCAATCTTGTACAGTTCACCTTCACCAACTTCATTCTTCGCAAAAGATTCAGTAGTGAGGGACTGGATCCCAAACAGTCCAAAGACTTCGATGTCTGGAACCCAGTGTGTAACCGCACTGCCTGTAACTCGTACTGTACCAGTAACGATCCAAGGAGCCACCAGACGATAGTAGGTGTCTCCCATTTCGAAGACAGTACCAGAACCAACCCATGCATGTAGTACTGTCCACTGTGTCGCAGTTTTCGGTCTGATAGTACCGAACGGACGGACAATATCCGTGTAAATTATTCTACCCCAATCATCAACTTCTACAGCTTCTACATCGTTGATAGATCCACCGTCAATAACGGTAGTGGGTGTTAATGCTAATGAATTTAAACCGTAATCAAGTTCTATAAACGGTTCAATGCATGAAGGATCCCATGTATATGATGCTCTCTCACCACTAAAAATACGCAGCGCAAAACTAGACCCATAAGGTCCACCTATACCAGTTGTATAGACATGCGTTGCCATTAATTCAAATACCCTCCACTAAAATAAAAAAGGGGATCCAGTAATGAATCCCCTCACACATAATAATGAATTCAATTCGAACCAATCAGTCGAGGCTGACGTTCAAGGTTACTTTAATTTGGTCACCTGCGTTCTGAATAGCGTAAGGACCATTCGTGAATCTCTCAGCGAAGAATATCGCATCATAGAGCGTCACAGAACCTGTACCATCAAGTGCTTTAGTAGTTGTGAAGGTATTTGCATCAGGTACTTCAAATACAATGTAAGTACCAGCAGTAGTTGTGGTATTACCTGTTCCCTGATCGATATAAACTGCATCGCCAGGAACTAATCCATGACCTGTAGCAGTTACTTTACTAAAGTCAAACTTAACAACATCATTACCGTTAGAAGTCTGAATGTTTTCAATCAGAACGTTATTGAGGTAAACAGTAACTGTTCCGTCTGCGTCATCAGTCTCATAATCGATACCAGTAATGACTGTGTTGGCATCAATACCATTAGGTGTAGTTGTTTGAGAAACTCTCATTCCAAGAGCAAGGTCTTCAGCGACATTTGCTTGGAATACTAAGTCACCACTAACAGCACCACCGTTTGCTTTGCTTAGATAAACTGTAGTACCAACGATTCCAGTAACACGTGCTCCCTGAGCAACGTTAGTTCCTGTAACACGCTGATCAACAGCAACACCAGTTGTAGATGTAACAACAACTTCGAACTCACCAGCAGTACCAGTAGCAGCAGTAGTAGCAGCAACAGCAGCAAGAGTAATGTAGTTGTTACCGATAGTTCCTCTTACACCAGACTTAGAAATCTGTGTTCCAGTAGCAGCAGTACCAGCATCAGCCACACCGTGAATGGTTGTAGGCATGTTGTTAGCACGTGAGAGGAAATAACCGTATACGTTACCAGCAGGACCATCAAAGGTAAATGTTTGCTCAGGATAAGAAGCAGTTGTTCTACCTCTACCAAAACTCAATGGTTGTGCAGTGAAGTTACCAGTGTTCTTAACACTTAAGTTAAGTGTAGTACCATCAATGTCTACAACGTATGCACCAGTGCCGACAGAACCACCAGTAACATAGTCACCTTTTTTAATACCTGTGTTAGAAGCAACCGTAACTAGGTATGTACCAGATGTACCATCACCATTAGTTGTAGTGACCGCAGTAGGCTCAGTTTCGATGCCCCAACGGTTACCGTTTAAAAGGATACCATACTGCTGTGCATAATCCTGATCAGTTCTATTATTGATGATGCCAGGATAACCTGTAGTAGGTGCTCCACCATAACCGTTAGTGTTATTTTCGGTGTATGGTTCGAAATATCTTGTTTGAGAGGGAGTATCACTCTCAGCAGGATATGTATCTGTTGTAAACAGCTTCAGAATAAGGTTTCTGGGAATGTTTTGAGAATAATTCAGCAGATTCCTTAAAGAATCAATTTCGCCGTTGTCGGTTACTAAGAGTGCCATTGGTTAACCTTTCCTAATTACGTTGCTATGTATGATTATTTATAACCACGAGGTATTTATAGTTTTATCCTTAGTGCAACGCTAGCTTTACTGATGTTCAGCACATGGTTTACGTTGAATCTAAAGATGTCACCAGCATTAACTGTGGTGTTCCAAGTCGAAAGATTATCATCTTTCGCTTTTATTTCTGTAGAGGTATTTAGTACACCTAACTTTGGTGTTTCTGTACCTGTTATTGAAGTGAAATTCGGATAATCATCATACGCACACTTCAATATATCTATCTCAATATTACCTGCAATGTCTGCTACTAGAATCCAAGACTCGATAGTACCAGTAACATCAATTGCCATATCACCCTTTGGTCCAATTGCCATTGGGAATGATCCAGCATCGATAACAAAATTGAGAGTTCTAGTTAAATCTGCTGTTGTAACTAAAGCAACACCAGAAAATCTATGACCAGAAGTAGGAGGAGTACTAAAAACAATTTGATCGTTTGAAACGATATAGTCTGTATTTGGTTTCAGAACTACATCATTAATAGAGATCAATAATTGTTGTTCATCTATTGGTGTATATGGTGATCCGTCAACGGAAAGACTGAATGTGTCTTGTGTACCATCAAATCCACCAGAGATATCATCAAGAATTAAGTTTGTATACTGTGTAGACTTGGTTGGAATCTGATAATTAACATCCAAGTTATACGCAGGGTTCTCTCTTAGAGCAACACTATGTTGCTGAGATCCAACTCTGACGGTATACTCTGCCATTAGGAAGATACTCCAGGAGTTACTTCAACTAATCCTTCAATAACTCTTGTCTTATATCCAGTTGGAGCAGTCAAGAGAATGTCATAGACATATCTTCTACGGTCTAACGCACCTGTTTCTGTACTATTCATGGAGATACCAATCTCACCTGAAGTTCTATTAACAAAAACAAGAGGTACAGCAATAGCATTCGCTGATGCATGACTAGTTTTAAAATTAGCCTCACCAGTATATCCTGTCATGTTTAGTGGCGTACCATCTTTATTTGTGATAAAGAAAGTCACGTCAAAATTTGCATGACGGTCAACGACTATATTTACAGGTATCGCTGCCATTAGACTCTAGAATTTAATCTTATTTAGTAGGTTTTTTAGGCGGTAATGGTTTTCCACCATTAGCCGCAAGTTCATCTGGGTCAGGAGATTCTAAAAGATCTAGTGTCTCCAATCCACCGATGATTTTAATTCTATACTCTTTCAACTCATTTAGACTTTTTTCTGTAGTAGAAATCTTAGTTTCAGTCTCAGATAATTGTCTGGTAAATTCTGAACGTATTTTAGCAGCTTCCATAATAAAAATGCATATAAACTATTTATTTAAGTCTTCATGATGTAGCATAGAGCATAGTACTTAGGCATAACGTTCAACGCAGATCCACCTCCAGTACCTGTGGTGGATCCAGATGTAGCTCCTGTGTTAGTGCTGCTAACAGTACTTGTGCTTGGTGATGCACTACCAGTATTTCCACTACCAGCACCAGTGGTTCCACTTATGCTAACCGTTGTAGTATGAGTATGGTCTTCACTAACTCCTAAAGTATCGAAGTAGTGTGCGTGAGTTCCTGCATCTCCAGTTGTAGCAGCAACGTTACCCATGTTAGCATTTACTGCCTCAGTGTGATAGTCACCTGTGAATAAAGAACTGTGAGTAACATAACTGTGGTTATGAAGACCAGCATCAGATGTGTTTCCACTGTGATAATGGTTATCACTTTGTACTCCACTAGTTCCAGTTCCTGATCCACTGAATGAGTGAGTATGACTTCCAATACTGTGAGTATGACTTGATACAGTGTGACTGTGAGAAGGAAGTGAGTGAGAGTGACTATTAACTGTATGAGTATGAGAAGGCATATTCGAAGTTGATATGCTTACAGTCTCAGAACCACCTGTATCACCAACACTATAACTGCTACCAGCACCAAGAACAAATCTATCTCTTAAGTCAGGAGTACTGTTGTTACCATCACAAAGAACCCATCCAGAAGGAATATTAGATTGTGATCCAGACCACATTATGATACCACCAGAAGGGAATGCACTACCTTGTGAAGATCCAGTCTGTGCTTGATTAGTCCACTTACTAGATGCACTATCCCAAGCAAGAACATCATTATCATTAGGAGAACCAGTAATATTAGTATCTGTTAAATCTCCAACAGCTAAATCAGGTGTAGGAGCATCAATCCATTCTAACTGAGGTGTTGCACCACCAGTAGTACTTAAAATCTGCCCAGCTTCACCAACCTCATCATCTTTATCTAAGAGACCACCATGAATCTTAACTACACCATCCCCAGTTTCAAATCTAAGTGTATTTGCATAGTATAAAGCACATTCAGCACCTTGCACAAACCTTGCCATTGTTGTGGATACACTATCAAGTTGGATAGTGGTTCCACTACCAGGAATTCCTATATGGAAAGTACTATCAGCATAACTGTAGAGATACGTTGAACTATTATTATTTCTAATTTCAGTTCTCTTAGAGTTATTACCCACTAATAGGTAAGAATCAGAATCTGCGTTACCTATCTTAAGTTTGTTATTTGAGTTATCCCATGTTAGAGAAGCATCTCCACCAAAGGAATCAGAATCATTAAACTGTACATGTGTATCAGAACCACCAGGATCTGTACTACCAGCACCAGCAGCATCTGCTTGGTTAGTCCACTTACTTGTAGCAGCATTCCACTTAAGTACCTGACCACTAGAAGGAGATCCAGTAATAACAACATCATTCAAATCTGCAATAACAGAAGATCCAGTTAGATAAGAACTTAGATCTGGTGGAGTATATTTGAATACACCATTAGCATTATTATAAGAAATAGCACCAGTTCCAGAAGCAGTATTTGGTGATCCTACTGATATACTTCCAAGTGATATGAAAGTACTAAGGTCAGGAGGAGTATATGAGAATACACCAGTAGCATTGTTATAAGATAATGCTGCTGTACCTGCTGTGTTAGTGTTTACAGAAAGATCTGATAATGCAATACCACTTGCAGCAGCAACCCAATCATAATCTGTACCATTCCAACTAAGAACTTCACCAGAAGAAGCAGTGCTCTTATTCAGATGAACATCAACAGCAGCATTGATAGTACCTGACAATCCAGAAATAGATGCTCCACTGAAACTAATGGTAGCACTTTGGAAGTCTACAGAGGTTCCTGCTGCGTTAAGATTACCACCCGTATCAATATCAACACCATCAGTAGTTGCAACCTTACCAGTAACATTTACACCCTGTGCAGAGTCTACAATATTTGATAGATGTTGTGTTTCATCAGTCTGTGCTTCCCATCTACCGTTAGTACCACTATATTTTAATACATCTCCATCAGATATAGTTCCAGTAGTTACATCAGTAAGATCATTTAGAGCAACAGAAGTTAAGTAACTACTTAAATCTTGAGGAGTAAATGAGAATACACCAGTGGAGTTGTTATATGACATTCCACCAGTAGAAGTTGCACCATTATTAGGACCAACAGAAAATGCTGTTAGGTCTGTACTTACAGCAGAAAGATCTGGAGGAGTATATGAGAATACACCAGTACCATTATTATATGATAATGCTGCTGTACCTGCTGCGTTAGTGGTTACAGAAAGATCTGTTAGTGCAATACCAGAACCACTTGATGCTGTTTGGTCAGGAGCAGAAATCCATTTACTTGTACCAGAATCCCATTTTAATACATGTCCGTCTGTAGGGGTTCCAGTATTAACGTCAGCAAGATCATTAATATTTGAACTAGCAAGACTTATTGAAGTTAGATATGTATTACTATCAACAGAACCATCTGCTTTTAAGAATTGAGATGATGTTCCACTTGTCTTGACAAATTTGTTACCAGTTATATCACCAGTAGATCCATCGATGGTTGCTCTCCATACGTTAGTAGCAAGGTTACCAATGGATAAACCAATACCATCAGCAGTATTGATTCCAACACCCTGAGTAGCATTTAAACTAATAGCATAGTTTCCATTATTCTGTACATCCAACCTACCAGGATTACCAGATGATCCTGCAAATGTAGCGTTGCTGGTTGTAATACCACCTCTTCCAACTACATCATTAAGGGTATCTGTTTCGGTATATCCAGTTAGATAACCACTTAGATCTGGTGGAGTGTATGTGAATACACCAGTAGAATTATCATAGGCAACTCCACCACCACCTGAAGCAGCAGCATTAGAACCTACAGAAAGATCTGTCAATCCAATTCCAGCAGCAGTACCAGTAATAGTAAGTGATCCAGTTCCACCACCTTGTCCGAAGGTGATTCCAGTACCAGCTATAAGATTTAATGTGTATGGAGTACCAGCACCATTATTTGTATAGATTATTTGAGATGTAGTTGCATTAGCATGGTTAAATGCAAGACTATTATCTGCTGCTGGTGTAAATGTAAATTGACCAGTTAAATTATTATATGCTAATCCACCATTACCACTAGGTGAACCTTCAGTACCTACACTAAGATCTCCTAATGCAATACCACCACCAGAACCACCACTGTCAAGAGCATTAACCCATGAACTACCATCCCATTTTAAAATCTGATTGGTCTGTATAGAACTGATATTAACATTACTAATATTCTCTAGAGTTCTAGTTTTCCACTCTACAGTAGTTCCATTCGAAGTTAATACCTGATCTGCTGTACCTTTTGATCCAGTACTATCTTTTAAACCAGCATTAGGATAGAAGTATAAACAAGAATTTGCTTTCTCCCATTTAAGATCATAGTTATTAGCACCTTTGAATACAACATCGCCATCGACTGTTAATTCATCAGTAGTGAGCTTACCAGAAATATCTGCACCAATAGAAGAGGTCGAAATTCTAGTGCTACTACCATGATAAAGTTGAACAGGTCCACCATCAATGAATGTAATAAAGGTATCACTTGGAGTAGACTTTGGTCTGAAAATCATCTGATCAGACTCAAGGAATGAAGTTACAATACCTGTATTTCCATCATAATATATTTGAAGATCGTCATGCGCTCCAAATTTTAACCTATTATTAGTTGCACCAGAACTATCACCAAATTCAATAATCTTACTATTAACATCAAGATTACCACCAAGTTGAGGTGTGAGGTCGTCAACTATATTAATAGCAGCAGCACCACTATCATCAGCAATAACAAATTTAGATACTGAAGCATCATATTTAAGTATCTTACCATCTGCTACTCCAGTTGTATCAACATCACTATGATCATCAATACTATGAGTTGGTAATGATGTTATAAAGCTTGATAAATCTGGTGGAGTATATGATAGTACACCTGTACTATTATTGTATGAAAGACCTGCTGTTCCTGCTGATTGAGTAGATACAGAAAGATCTGATAATGTTATAAAGTTGCTAACATCAGATGGTGTGTAAGTAAATATACCAGTAACATTATTATAACTTAAACTTGAATTACCAGGAGAATTATTAGTTACCTGTATATCGGTAAGAGCAATTCTTGATGATAAGTTATCTGTGACTACACTATAGTTACCAGAACCATCAGTTTTCATCAGACCAGCACTAGGGAAGTCTGCATCCTGAATAGCATCACCAATTGATGTAATAAAATTACTTAAATCAGGTGGTGTATATGTGATTGTACCAGTAGAGTTATCATATACTAAGTTACCTCCAGCAGATGCTGAATTGACAACAGCACTGATATCTGTCAGAGTAATGTAAGTCGCATTCAGACCAATCTGAGTACCACTAAAAGTATGGAGGTCGTAACCTATCTGATTAATCTTCTGCCTTTGTACCTCAAAGGTATCGGACTTATTTACTATGACTTGTGCCATTACTTTCTATCAATTGTTTTAGTAGGGTCTTGAGTTCACTAAGTTCACTTTTAACATAGTCCAATTCATACTCCATACTCCTTTGTTTGTTTCTGGATGCTTTATATTTGGCAAATGAAGACCTATCGGTATTTATTATTGCACCTGTATTTACATCACGATATAAATGATCTTGATCCTTAACCTTTAGACTATCCATTAATATGAAGCAACTGCCCTCATATCCTGAATCTTAGGAACAAACGCAGGGTTATTAGATTTCATAACAATCTTAACTGCATAAGAAGAGAATTCTGGTAGATTCTCTATGCTGTAAGATAGTTCTTGATATGATGATTGTTTCTCTGTAATACCACTAATAGCATTTTCAGATGAAGCAACAGTATCAACATCAGGTTCACCTGATTCATTAAAGTATATCCATTCAATATCTTCGAAGTTCTCTTGTGAGGAAGACTTCTTGATCTTATAAAGAATTTGTAAGTTCTTAGTATCAGTTACATTAGCAGTAAGTTTTACATCAATGGAAGTAGCAGGATTTTCAATAGCAATTTCTTTAGTCACATACTTAGCAATTCCAGAACTATTCTTAGATTCTGTCTCAGAAATATAATCAACACCATTAGAATATGATACTGTTGCAATTTCAATGAAACTTGCCTCATCAACTGGTTGATTTGGATATGAAATCAAATCACCAACTCTAAAGATATCATTCAACTGATCATCTACATTAGCATTTCTATCAAAACTACTACTATCAATAAGTCTTCCAGTATAATCATTATTAATTGGTTGCTTATCATTAACTGTAGTTAATTCACCAGACTTAGTATTCCACAATACTATCTTACCAGAAATCTTATTGTCGTATGTCTGAGCAACAACAGATGGATTTCTTGCAGTAACGTATGTTGGAGGTGTAGTAGTATTTGGAATATCAAAAGTAAACTTAGTAAGACCTGTTGTACCAACAGTAATAGTACCAGCAAATGTCTGACCACTGAATGTTACAGTCTCACCAGCAACAAAGGTGTTGACTGTAGTAACTTTAACATAAACTGTACTTCCATTTACTTTAACAATAGAACCTTCTGCCTTAGAAGTAACTCCAACAAGGGTCTGATTAGTATTAATAACTTCAGCACCTTGAAGACCAGATGCAGTGAATGAAAATACTGGTAAGAAAGTTACAACTTGATTTCTTCTACCATAACGATCTTCAGAACCTGAAGCAGATTCAACACGGTTACTAATAGTTTTAACTGATGCTCTAGACAAATCAATCACTGGACTCAAATGAGACACAGTAGACGATAGATCTAATTTATATGATAATGAATTATCAATACCATTAGCAGTTTCGTTAATCTTAGAAGCAACAATCTTCTGATTAATGAAATAGAAGTCTTCGTTTAAGAAAGTCTTCTCATAATCAGTCTGTGAATATGAGGTGAAAGTATTAACGTTATCATCTACAGGAGAAACATTTGTTGTTTTAACGAAACTATCAATCTTAGTTTGACTGAATGTTAAGTTTGCTATAGAAGCGTATACTTTTTCAAACTTTCTATTGTATGTTGCTAGTACACTTGTACCACCACCAAAGGAATTACCAGATGCTCTAGTAGATCCAGTGATATTGTAATAGTCAACACCAGTGTTAGAAACCTTATAAAGATTGCTATTAAGTGAGGAAGCAGTTACACCACCAACATCATCTGCATTCTTGAAGTAAACCCATGACTTATCAAGATCAAATCCATTATCTCTATGGTTAACTTTAACAATGTAATTGTTATTCTTAAACAATGTTGATGTAGCAGTAGTATTTGCTTCTGCATTAGTTTCAATAGGATGATGATCAAGTGGTTCAAATCCTAGAACATCATTGGATAGTAAGAGACTTGCAGTTCTACTAATATCAAATTCTGCACGATTCAATACAAACTTAATATCTTCAAATAGATCTTCTGTCCAAGCATTAGTATTCTGAGACTTGAATAGAGAACCTAAAGCAGGTTGTGTTGTAACAATTTGACTAGTAGCAACTTCAACTCCACCTAATGTAGATGCCCACATCTCATAATCAATAGAATCTGTTTCAATAGCAAGAGCATATTCTTGATCATTCTCAAGATATACAGGGAAGTCAAATGCAAACTTAGTAGGAGTTATAGATTGTGTCTCTCCATCAACATCAATAGCGATACCCATTCTTACTGCTGGAGTATCAATAGTAATTTCAGATTCAATTATTGCACCAGCATTACCTGATCCTGTTCCTCTGAGGACAATGGATGGAGGTTCGGTATATCCTGAACCAGCAAGGGATATTTCTGCATCATAAACAAGACCTTGCGAAACTCTAACTGTAGCAGTAGCATTACCACCACCAGGAAGTTGAGGACTTTCAATTGTGATAATTGCAGATTCATAACCACTACCTGTGTTAGAAACGTTTAATCCAGTTACACGACCAGAATCCTTAGCAATAGTAAGTGTGAATTGTGTATTATTAGCATTATTAGATTGTGTAATAGATGTAACATCTAATAGTTCATCTTGAACAAAACTCTTACCATTGTTATTATCTAATACAACTGTATATACTTGATCATTTGTTAATGTAAATGTACCTGTTGTACTAGCAACTAATTCAATATTGTTCTTATCAATAACTTTACTAATAGGACCAGAAGCATTAGATTTAGATCCTGTTACATTTTCACCCTTACTAATCGTAAGTGTATCACTTGCGACTACTTTTAAGAATGTCTCAGGTGTCAATACTTTCTGTGTGCCAGGAATAATATTCTTACCTGGTTTACCACTAACAACATCAGTTAGATAAACTCTTAATGGAATATTATCACTCTTCTTATTGAAGAAGAGATCCAAACTTGTTACAAATACACCACCATCAAATCCATCAACTTTAAATGTCTGAGCGAATGGATTAGGTCTAATTGGATTCTCAGTATTGCTATCCACAACCTGTGTACCTTCATTCGCTTTAAAGAATGAAGGTCTTGTAGATACAATAGAAGAAGGATTCTCTGGAACTATACCTGTAGCATAGAACTTAACTTCAGCAAATGTTTCTACTTCATCAGTAGCAGCATCAGTAGAACTTGATGTAAATCTAATAGTCTTAACACCTGTGCTGAATCTTAATTCATCAGCATCTGTATCATATGATACAGTATCAACACTTCCAGACCATACAGCATTCTCTCTAGGTGGTATTCCAGCAGGTACTAAGATAATACCACTAGCATTACCATTATTATCTGTAGTAATAGTACCATTGAATGCAGATAGAGAGTTTCCTGCAATACCAGTATACTTAAGATCAGGATTAACCCATCTAGCAATATCTCTGCCTTCCATAAAGACATAGACTCTAGTATTTGGTTTTAATCTATTGATCTTAAACTTAACAGGAATACTTCTAGCAAAGTAAGATAGAGATGTAACAACAACATTAGATCCTACACCCTTAGTTACTAATCCCTTACCAACTTCATTATTCTGTGGACTAATATTTGAAGATGTTCCTACAGTAGCAGTAGCAACATTAGAATCAGCAATATTAGAATTAACTTCTGCAAAAGATCCAATATTATAAAATGCTTGGTTAGCACCAATCCAATTAACCTTATATGAATTGTAAAGACTTGAGAATGCTTCCTTCAAGTTTTCCTTAGCAAGGAAAATAGAATATAGATTAGTATTATTATCTGTTACCAAAGGTTCTACACTATCATCATACCAAGAATCTACGTTAGGTCCAATAAAGGAATCACCAACATATTGAAGAACAACAAATGGATTAGGATTAACTGTCTTAGTAGCAAAGTCATTTCCTAACAGTTCTAATTCTGTATATGGTAGAGTAACTATATCACCAGTCTTCTGATAACCAGCAACAGATCTTTGATCATCTCTAGTATTAATTTCAACTAGATCAATAGAATCTTCTTTTGCTTGAGGACGTAATACAGACTGTTGTGTATCAACAGCACACTTGTAATCAATTGATTTAAGAGATCCAATCCTATGAGTCTCAAAATTGTCTACAATGAAACCACTCTTAAAGCGATTAACACCACTAGCATCTGTAATCTGCATATTAAGAGCTTGTTGCTCAAGAATGCTTAACGTAGTGTAATATTCCAGTCTCTCAATACGCTTCTCTAACTTACCGATATCACGCATTGTATAACGACGATTATCGACAGGAGTAATCCTTACATCCTTACCTGTTTGTGTGAATGCAGGAATGTACATATAGTACAATGCAATAGCATCACTAATAACATCAGGTTTAGATGGGTTAAGTGAAGAGTTACCTTGTTTAATAATAAATTGACCCTTCTTATTCAAGAACAATCCATCAATCCTATCAAGGTATTGTGTCTGTGTGAATGAGAAAGTATATTCAAGATTTGAATCAGGAGCAGGAGTACTAGAAACAATACCACCTGTACCTGTAAATGATCTACTATTAGGTGAAGATAATAATGATGTATTTTGGAATCCACCAATGATTGCATCATTATCAACTTTAGGTCTAAAGTCTAATACATCTTTAAGAGATACTTTACCTAATACAGGTGAGTTGAATGAAGGAATCTCTTCAGGACCAACACCTGCTTCATGTAAATAAGAATCAACAGTAATGAAATCACCAGAAGTATGATCGAAGTAATCGAAAGCAATTACTAACTGACCTGTTGGTGCTTCAAAACCTGGTTTAATAACAAGTCTAGAGATATCATATATTGTATCTCTTTGACCATCGTCAAATGTAAATCTATTAGTAACATCAGTACCAGTAACAAGGTTACCTGCTTTATCTACTACAGGAGGTGTAGATGAAGAACCTTCATAAACATACCTTAAATTAAATGCATCAGCATAACTGTATACATCTAATGACTCAGTATCATAGTCTCTACCTCTGAAAGGTATAACTTTATCACCAGCAGACTCAACAATAATTCTCTTATTTAAGTTTGCTGTCTTAAGTCTTGGTTTTGCCTTAGTAACTTCTAAGGTAGCAGTTAATTTTAATGTAGGATATGTTGTATATGATGCAGATCCAAAATAGTTTGCAGGTAGATTCAACTTAACACTACCAGATGTCAAACCACTAGCAGCATCAGTAGATGCCTTTATCTCAACTTGATCTGAAGTAATATAAACTACATCACCAGCAGCAACGTCAGGAGCATCACCTGGATCAAGGATTGTGATTAAGAAGTTGCTTTCACTAAATGATACAAATCTTTGAGTTCCAAATGGGAGTTGAGCAGCAAAAGTAATAGAACCAGAACCACCAGAACCAGTAGATATAAAGTCTCTTCTGAGATAGTAGGTAATCTTGGAATCATCAGCAGTTGCAACTATAGAACTTATCTGATTAGAACCAGTCTTATAAAGAAGAGTTCCCTGATTAAAGTTCTCGATAGATGGTCTTACTCTAACAACACTTGCATTAGTAACATCATTAGGTAATGACCTATCTAAGTAAATTCTTGATTTATATACACCAGCAGGTTTAGTAGACTGTTGTACAACACCTCTTACAAGATTTCCAGAATCATCTGTAAACTGAACCAAATCTCCATGTATAACAAATGTGGTAGAGTCTCCACCAAATCCTGTACATTCAATATACTTTCTACCCTTACCTCCACTAAAAGTAAAGTCAGTTACAGAAACAATCTCAGCATACTTCTCTTTGTTAATTTCAATGTCTGCTGTAAATGTATTAGAATTACCAGATCCAAATTGAGAGTAGAATGACTTAACATTCTGTGGTGTATATGTTGTAACAGCATTTCTTACTAGAACAGGTACAACAACTGCTTGTGCAGTAGCACCACTGTCAACAATTTCAACTAAAGGTGGTTGAGAGTATTCAACTTGAGCAGAATCTCTATCAACAATTTCCACCTTATAAACTAACTGATCTCCACTAACATTAACAAGTATTTTAGAGTTATCATACTCAACACCATCAATTCTAATTGTTGCACTAGTAGAATGATTTGCTCCTCTGTTAGTAACAACAAAGTGAGAGATAGTATTGTCTTTTGCAATCCTTAATGTATTACCAGATTCATCAGCAATAACTTCACCACTCTTAAATACACCAAATAACCCTTTAACCATAAGGGTCTTGTTAGAAGTATATGATCCTGTGGCAGTACCTTCTACTACTCCATACGCACCACTGCTAAGACCTCTAACATATTGTCCTGGAGTAAAACTACCAGAAACAGAAATCTTATCATCTAATTGAATCTTAGTAAAGAAATTAGGATCAAAATAAGAGAATCCAAATGTACTGTTATATGTTGCATCACCATTAGATAATCTACCTTTGGAGATAACAATATCAGTATCAGGATTAAATCCAATTCCTCTATCTAATAATGTATAGTTACTTGGTTTTGCTATTCCAACAACAGGAGTAATTGTCTCGTTATAATCAATAACTTTTCCGAAAGGAACAGAACCAGGTGTCTCAGCATCATTCTCATTGATATAGATGTATCTAATCTTATTAGGATCAGTATCATCATATTCAATAAGGAAATCATCTAGAAGATCTTTCTGTGCAGTTACAGTGATTTCTAAGAAAGTAACAGAAGTATCTGGATTAGATTCTACTCTAGGAACTCTAGAATAAGAAAGAACTTCAAAACTATTTGCTATAATAGTAGTTCCACGTGATTGAATATACCAAAGAGTTGGAATACCATCAGCAGTAGTTCTAAAATTAGCACCAGTAAGACCTGCTACACGTGTTGCATAGTTATTATCAACTTCAATGTAGATAGTCTTAATACCAGTATTAATATCAAAGAAAGAACCTCTCCTATTAATAGTTTGCTTAGGATCAGTTTCTGCCTCAGTATTATTCATACCAATAGATCCATCATTAAAGACAGAAGACAGATACACATTAGGATATGATGTAAGTTCAGATCCTTCTGAGTTTACTGGTAATGAACTATAATTGTTAGTAATTCTGTAAGTAGGAAGACCTTTTGTTTTAAGACGTATATCTTCTCTGTTTAAAGTTTCTCTTGCTTTATCTACATCAATATACTTGGTCTCTTTATTAACAACCTCATAACCTTTAACGTATGCTTTACCTGGACCAACACTAGCAACTAACTTCTTACTAGCATCAGATTCAGAAATACCATTTACTAAACCTTCTGAATCTTTTCCATAGATACCAAGATTACCATTCTTTTGTAGATACTCTCTTACATCAAGTGAGAAGTTATCAACAACATAATCACCAGACTCATCATAAGTTCTACGTGCAAGAGTCTGCTCAAGAAGATTGTAGTCCGTTTGTACTACTTGAGTTTGTACTACTCCATTCTTGATCTGAAGTAGTTTAATGAAATTCTTATCTGTCTTCTCGTCTAATGAATATACAACGAGACTCAATGTGAGACTTAACCTATGTGCTCCTGGTGCTGAGTAATTTGAAGATCCAATAGAATTGTCATATAGACTTGCATCTTCTTCAGGAGTTACAATACTCTCATTAATTTTAAATCCAACTTTAGCAGATGGAGAATCATAATACTTGTCAATAACAAGTAACTGATTTGAGTTTCTTACAAAATATCCATTAACAAAGTAAATACCTTCTTCTACCTTAACAGCAGAAGCATATCCCATTGCAGGACTCTCTAATGCTGTTGTCTCTCGTGTATCAGGATTAGTAACAGAAATAGAAGTAGGAAGTACGCTTCCATCGGTTCCAACCACCATAAGT